AATGGGATATTTAAATAACGCAGTAATAACAGTAGATGCTATCTTAACAGATAGAGGAAGAGAATTATTGGCAAGAGGTGATGGTTCTTTTAAAATTACACAATTTGCATTATCTGATGATGAGATAGATTATTCTCTATATGATCCAACATCTCCCTCAGGTTCTGCTTTCTTTGGTAAAAATATTGAAAATATGCCTTTATTAGAGGCAATGCCAAAGGCTACACAAAATTTAAGGTATAAATTAACTACTTTACCTAGAGGAACCTCTCAAATGCCTGTGTTAGATTTAGGATACACAGCAATTACTTTAAAACAGGGAGCTACTTTATCCTTAACTCCTCAAACTTTAAATTACTTAGGTAATAACCAAGTATTTGAATCTAGTGGTTACACAGTTACTATAGCAGATGTTAGAACTATGTCTACATTTGAAGGTATTGGAGTTAATACTCAAGCTGCACAAAATTTAAATGCTACCCAAACATTAGGAGCAGCAACCCAGAAAACAGTAATAGGTACTACAGTTAATTTACGAGCTACTACTGTTAATACTTTATTTGGTTCATCTGCTACTTCAATCGTTACTTCATTATTAGTAGTAGGTAGAGATAGTGGTGCTAGAGCAACAGTTCCTGTTACTATTACTAAGAATACTCAATAATATATAAAGCATGTCATTTAAAAGACTAGAACCAGAAGATTTTCTTATAAGCACAGATGCTATAGCAGCTCCTGCTTTTGCAGGAGGTAGTAGTACTAATACAGCAAATTCCACAGCAAATAGTGGTGTAAGCCTTAGCTACTACAGGGCAGTTAAATCAAGTACAGATTCAAGAGTAGAAGTAACTTTAGCTTATGGTAATATAACAGGAAGTGTTTCGGGTAGCCAGGCTATTTATAGACAATTTGCTAATATTATTCAAGGTAGTGCAACTTCTAACTTAGCAGTAGGTGCTGAATTTGTAGCGGTTTCAATAGATAGACAAAGATTTAAACAATCTATTTTACCTTCTACCTTTAGAATTAATGGAGCAATAGGTGCTGATGCTCCTACTCCTTCTTTTGTTGCTACAGGTTCTACAGATGTAACGTTTACTGATGCGGGAAGACAGTTTAAAAACAGTGCTGATACCTTATTTTTATACCCCGACATAGGAACCGCTTTAATTAAAGGTGGAGCATCCCTCCCAGCATCTATTGCTGTCGGAAGAGTTACAGCAGACAGTGAAGAAGTAATTACTTCTAATTATGTATTTATTAGAGCCAGAAATGCAGAGTTTAATTACTCGCAAAATCCTACATTTATTGATTCTACTACAGGAGGTGTTAGATACACTGACTTTATAACTGCTCCTCAAACATTTATTACTACAGTTGGTTTATATAATGACAACGGTGATTTATTAGCAGTTGCTAAATTATCTAAGCCTTTAAAGAAAGATTTTACTAAAGAAGCTCTTATTAGGATTAAATTAGATTTCTAAATGAATGGGTGTATTCAAAAAATTATCTGGAAATGATGTTAGGGTAACCCCTATACAAGTTAAGTTTAGTCAAACTTCTACAGTAACTAATAATGCTGGGGATTCGTTTGATATTAATACTAAATTAAATAGATCTGATATAGGAGGTAATACAGGGTTAAGTAATCCTGCTTTAGTTTATGCTTCGGCACGCCAATTATTTTATGGAGCCTTTATTTCTCAAAATTATATTTCTAGTGGAAGTATATTTGACAATGCTCTTGTAGGAACTGTTACTAACGCTGCATCAGGAGTATTTAGCAGATTTGATCCTTCATTTCAAGGTAGCTTTACATATAGAAGACATTTTCCTGTATTAGCTGATAAAGATATATTAGTTACTTCAATTCCTACAAAAGAATTTGGTGAATCTATAATAGCAGGAACTATGGAATATGGTTCATTAATAGATGATACTAACGGTAATTTAATAGATGGGTCTGGGAATGTTGAAGGGCATATATTTTATGATCAGGGAGTAATAGTAACCGTTGGGGATGATGGAGATGGAGCATCTCCCGCAACAGATACATCATTAAACTACTCAGGATCTTACACAGTATATTCTACCCAATATAAATGCACTTCCAGTCCTAATGAATTTAATTATACTTTAAATCCTACTTTATTATCTGCTTCAAATGTAGATTATGATCCGGCTATTATTGACAGCCCTGATTTTATGCCTTATGTTACTACTATTGGATTATATAATGAAAACCAAGAATTAATGATGGTAGCTAAATTGGGTCAACCTGTCCAATTAAATCCTTTTACTGACACTAATTTTATTATTAGATTAGATAGATAATTATGTTTAAAAATTTAAATAGCGATGATATTGTAGTAGGTTCTTTCCCAACAGTTGAACCTGCGGGTGCTGATTTTGGGGGTGTATTAGTAAATGGTACTGATTATACAACATCATCTGCAAATATTGTTGGTTTTGTGACAGGTTCCCAAAGAGTATATAGACAATTTGCTAATATTATTCAAGGTGATTCAACCTCTAACTTACCAGTAGGTGCTACTTTTAATGCTGTTACTTTAATTAGAAATAAATTTAAAGAATCTATCAGCCCCCGAACATTTAGTATAGGAGGAGTTGGTATAGATACAGCATCTTTAACATTCACTGAAGCAGGAAGAGAACTTAAATCTACTACAGGAAACTATTATCTATACCCAGACATAGGAACAGCATTGGTTCCTACGAGTACTACAGTTACTAGTGGAATAAAAGGGTGTAGTGAAGAAACAACTACCTTTACCAACTCCTTTATTAGAATAAACCCAGGAGAGTTTAATTATTCAACAAACCCATCATTCTCAGATGAAGATGGATATTTAAGATTTGCAGATTTTACTGATAATCCTAGAACATATATTACTACTATAGGATTTTATAATGACAATGGTGATTGTTTAGCAGTTGCAAAAGTGAATCAACCCACAGAAAATCGTTTTGAAAAAGCTCTACTCTTTAAAGTAGAAATGAAATTTTAAAAAAAATATGAATTGGTTATATAATGGAGAAGAAATTACAAACATATCTCAATTTCACCCCGATACATTTGGGTTTGTTTATCAAGTAACTACCCCCGATGGTAAAAAATACATAGGTAAAAAAGTATTATACCACAATCACAAGAAAAAATTAACTAAAGTAGAACTTGCTGCTCAAACTGGAAGGGGAAGGAGAAAATCTTATAAAATTGTCCAAAAAGAAAGTGATTGGAAAAAATATGTAGGATCGAATTCCGAATTAAAACGTAAATTAACTGAAGGAGAAGTTACGCTGGAAGATTTGGATAAACAAGTTTTAGAAATTGCTCTTCATAAGAAACATCTTACATACCTGGAGACTAAGTATTTATTTTGTTATGAAGTACTAGAAAACCCAGAAGAGTATTATAACGATAATATACTAGGAAAGTTTTTTACAAACGACTTTGATTTTTAAATCTTACATCGTATATTCGTTGTAATGATTAATCATCTTTTAGTAACTCTAATAGATTCTGTAATAGGTAAGGGCAAATCCACATCCAGGGGTAATTATGCTTATCACTGTCCTTTTTGTAAGCACCATAAACCTAAAATGGAGGTGAACTTTACAGAAAATAAAAAAGGTCATAATCCATGGCATTGTTGGGTATGTAATACTAGAGGAAAAACAATCCCAGGTCTCCTTAAAAAAATGGAGGCTTATGATAAGATTGATGAAGCTAAAAAATTAATCCCCCAGGGATCATTTGTTAATGAATCCATAATAAAAAATGATTTATTTTTACCTAAAGAATATATTCCATTTATAGATAAACCTACCAGCTTAATGGCAAGGCATGCTCTTACTTACTTAAAAAATAGAGGAGTTACTATAGAGGATATGATTAAGTACCATATGGGGTATTGTGAAAGTGGAGAATATCAAAATATGATTATTATTCCTTCTTATGATGATAAGGGTAATCTTAATTATTTTACAGCCCGTAGTTTTGAAAAAGATCCCTATAGAAAATATAAAAACCCATCAGTGTCTCGCGATATTGTACCGTTTGAAATGTTTATAAACTGGAATAGCCCGTTGGTATTGTGCGAAGGACCATTTGACGCCATAGCCATCAAAAGGAATGCTATCCCGTTGTTAGGAAAAAATATACAAACTAATCTAATGAAGAAAATAGTTTCTTCTAAAGTTGAAAAAATATATATAGCACTAGATAGTGATGCAATTAAATCATCACTCAGATTTTGTGAAACGTTTATGAATGAGGGTAAAGAGGTTCATTTATTAGAAATGGACGATAAAGACCCTAGTGATTTAGGATTCAAACGTTTTACTAAACTTATTCAAAAGTCTACCCCCCTAACTTTATCTGGGCTTTTGGCTAGAAAATTAGCCCTATGAAACAAATTAAAAAACAATATGGTAGAGTATTAGAAATCTCTGATGACCATAAACAAATCACCCTTCCAGACGGGAGATATTATCAAAGGAATGGTGAATATTATCCTTCAGTAACTTATGTTTTAAGTTGTTATCCTAAGGGTAAATTTTTTGAAGATTGGCTTAAAAAAGTAGGATACTCTGCAGATTTTATTGTGAAAAAAGCAAGTCAAGAAGGAACTCAAGTACATGAAATGATTGAGGACTACCTTAACGGTAAAGAATTAAAATTTTTAGAACATGGTATCCCCATGTATGTTCCTCATGTTTGGCAAATGTTTTTAAGATTTGTTGACTTTTGGGAAGAATATAAACCTACCCTTATAGAAGCAGAAGTTCATCTATTCTCAGATAAATTAAAAATAGCAGGTACTTGTGATATGATTTGTGAAATTAATGGGGAGTTATGGGTTATAGATTTTAAAACATCTAACCATCTTCAAACAACTTATGATTTGCAAACAGCTATATATGCTAAATGTTTTGAAGAATGTTTTAATAAAAAAGTAAATAGAACAGGAGTATTATGGTTAAAATCTTCTAAAAGAGGCCCTAAAAAAGATAAAATACAAGGTAAGGGATGGGAAATGTATGAATCTAAAAGAACCCAAGAAGAAAATTTAGAAATATATAATTCTGTTCGTCAATTATTTAATTTAGAAAATCCTAATCACAAACCTTACTTTACTGAATTCCGAACCACAGCTAAAAGAAATTTGTAATATTTATAACAAATATTCTACTGTGAAATTATACGATATACTACAAGAAATACAAGGTAAATCTAAAGCTATTATATTAGCGGGTGCTCCCGGAGCTGGAAAAGGATATATCTTAAGGGGTTTAGATTTAGGAGGTTTAAAAGTATTAAACGTAGATGACATTTATGTCCCTATGTTAAAAAAGGCTAATATAACATTAGACTTAAAAAATGCTACTCCCGAGGAAAGAAGCAATCAAGCTAAAGCAATGGCTGCAGCTAATAAAGAATTTAAAGGCAATTTAGCAACTACCATAGGAGAAAAAGAATCATTTATATTAGATGGTACAGGTGCTTCATTAAGAGAAACGTCTAAATTAAAAGATGAATTAGAAGGAGCAGGATATGAAGTATTTATGCTTTACGTTTATACTGATTTAGAACGTTCTTTAAAACAAAACCAAGATAGATTCGAAAAATCAGGAGGAAAAGATAGGAGTTTAGCTCCTGCTATAGTAATGAGAACATGGAAAAGTGTAACTCAAAACCATTCACCTTATAAAGAATTATTTGGTAATAATTTTGTGTCCGTTGCTAATACTCTAGGAGATGAAAAGTTAACTGATTTAGAAGATATAGTAACTAAATATCTTACACCTTTTGACCCTAAAGGCACTAAACCTAAAACACCTAAGGAACAAGCCAGGTCAGATGCTCGAAAAGCTAAAGATGCTGAAGAAATAAAAGCATTATTAAGTGATGCAGGGGTAAAAGATATTATAAATACCTCTGTATCAGCTGAAGAAGCTCAATCTAAATTAAAATCCTTTTTAGCATGAACGATTTAGTTAAAGCATTAATAGAAGGCATTATAAGTGAAGATGAGTCTCCTAAGAAAAAAATAATTGGAATGTTTGGTGGAGGTTTTAAACCACCAACATCTGGTCACTTAGAGGTAGTAAAACGAGCTTTGCAAGAAAATCCTGAAATGGATGCTTTAATCATATTAGTGGGAAGTGGGACTCGAAATTCAATTAGCCAAGAAGAATCACTTGCTATTTGGAATATATATAAAAAATCTCTTCCTAATAAAGTAAGAGTAATGGCATCTCCTGATAATAAACCTCCTATCGGAGCCATATATTCTTATGCTAAAAAAAATTCTGATAAAGAAATTTATTGGTTTATAGGTGCCCGAGAAGGAAATGAAGGAGATTTTCAAGACATAGCCTCCCGTACTAAATCACTTCGTAAAGGTGATTATTCAAATATTAAAGTAAAAGAAATAGTAACAGGTGGGTCAGTTAGTGGTACTAAAGCTAGACAAGCATTATTAGCTAAAGATAAAGAAACATTTATTCAATTTCTCCCAAATATCCCTGAAATAGATGAAATTTGGGATATGCTTACGGATGTAGTTAAAGAAAGGATTAGCTTTACTCCTGATTTCATATCACAAAATGATGTAGATTTTGTAGATAATATGGCTGATAGAAAGTTATCTCCTATAGATATAGATCTTTCAGGCAACCACTTTTTTGATAGATTAAATGACCCTAGAAACTACCCAGATATTTCAGTTGAAGAATTAGAAGATTTCTTTGACAAATTATCTGATGAAAAAGAAGATTTTATTGAATTTCTTAAAAAGTATAAAGATGTAGTAGTAAAAGATACGGAAACTAATATTAACATTCCGTTTATGAAGCAATCTAATAAAGCTATTGCTAAAACTATTATGCGTAAAAAGAACTTTATGACTTCAAATAAAGTTTTACCACTTGAAGAAGGTAGATATGATGCTGAGGTAACTATGATATCTCGCATGATAATTAACTATTTTAAGGAAACACTTGGAAAAAAAGTTTCAAATAGATTTGAAGATGCAGGTGTATTGGGTGATGATACTTATGATTTAGAAGTTTACCTTACTCCTACGGATTTTGACACATTAGGACCTATTCCTTTTATAGTAAATGCTGCGGGAGATGAAAATGGAATTGCCATCCAAGTAAATTATAACCCAGAATCATTTCCTAAAGCTTATAATGATTTAATCCCCGAACTTAAGGATGCTATAAGGCATGAATTAGAACATACAGCCCAGTTTCGTTTTGATAAAGGAGTTTCTCCTGATGGAATAAATCAAGATGATTTATCTTTATTTGATTATCTTACTTTAAATTATGAAATCCCTGCTTTTGTTCAAGGTTTATATAAAAAAGCTAAAACTAAAAAAATAACATTTACAGCCGCTGTTGATGAGTTTTTAGATGAAAGAGTAGAAGAATTAATGCCCGAAGAAGCTGCTAAGGTAAAACAAATTTATATTGATTATGCCAAAAAGAATTTACCTGCTGCTCAATTAGATGAAGAAATAACAGAAGATAGTATTATTTGTGATAATTGTGGTTGGACTTGGAAAATAGTAGATGGTGGTAATGATTTATATATTTGCCATAAATGTAATCATAATAATACCCCTTTAAATGAAGATGACCCTAAAAAAGGAACAGGTAAAAAACCAAAAGGATCAGGACGTAGGTTATACACTGATGAAGATCCTAAAGATACAGTAGGTATTAAATTTTCTTCTCGACAAGATATAGTTGATACTTTAGGTAAAACTTCATTTAAAAATAAATCTCACGCTCGCCAATCTCAAGTTATAAACTTGATACACCAAAGAGTTAGAGCGGCATATGGTAGATCTAAAAAACCTGAAGTTAAAAAACGTTTAAAAACTGCTTTAAACTATATTACTAAACGTAAAGAAGCTTCTAAAGCTAAAACACAGCGATTAAAAAATCAAAAGAAAAAAACTAACGAAGCAATTATTTTAGAAGTAGTTCCTAAAGACATATTAGATAGTTTTGATATACAAGATACTTTAGTAAAAGATGTATGGGATGGATTAAATCTAAAACCAGAAATTAAAGAAAAATTATTATTAATAGCTCAAGATTTTTTTAATTCTTTAGAACTTCCTGAAGGTACAGTTTTAAAAGATATTAAATTAACTGGAAGTTTAGCTAATTTTAATTGGTCTAAATTCTCAGATGTTGACTTACATTTAGTAATAGATTTCACTCAAATATCAGATAGTGAAAAATTTGCTAAAGATTATTTTGATGCTAAGAAAAATTTATGGAATAATGCTCATGATATAAACATATTTGGTTATCCTGTAGAAGTGTATGTTGAAGACATAGATGAATCTCATACAGCATCAGGTCTATATTCAGTACTAAATGATAAATGGATTACAATCCCTCAAAACGATAAAATTGTAATTGATAAGGATGATGTTAAATCAAAAGCAGAAGGTTATTTCTCTTATATTCCTCAGTTAGAAAAAATGTTTAAAGATAAAGAATATGAACAGGTAGTAACAACTATAGACCAAATAAAAGAAAAAATAAGAAATATGAGATCATCAGGTCTTGAAAATGGGGGTTTATATAGTGTTGAAAATTTAGCATTTAAAGTTTTAAGAAGATCTAATTTTGTTGAGGAATTAAATACTTTAAAAACAAATTCATATGATGCTATGATGAGTTTAGATGAAAATGTTGCTCCTAATCATAATCAAAAATCTGCTCCCTACGGTTCAGGATATAAACCATTAAAAGAAGATCTAACTCCCCAAATTATTTCATTAACCCAATATATGGCAAGTAATGGGTTAAATTTAAAACCATATCCTAAAGTTAAATTTATAGATAATGATGGAGAAAATGCTAGCAATCTATTAGGTAGAACTGCTTATTATGATCCTAACCAACAATTAGTAGCGTTGTATACTATGGGTAGACATCCTAAAGATATTCTACGTTCATATGCACATGAATTGGTCCACCATCACCAAAATTTAAATAATACTTTAAACCATGGTCAAACTACTAATACCAAAAAAGATGATGCTTTAGATAGAATTGAACGTGAAGCTTATGAAAATGGTAATATATTATTTAGAAACTGGGAAGACTCAATTAAAAACCAATAAAAATGAAAACTAAAGAATTTATAGACGCAGTAAACGATGAATATGATATCGAAACATTAGAATTAATGCAAGGGTTAATTGATAAAAGATTAACTATGTTAAAAACTATGACTGATATTGCTGTTAGAAAACAAATAAAAGGTTTTAGACGATGAATAATGATAATGTTTTAAGAAAAGAATTCTCTAAAAAAGATGTAGAACGTGCTCGTAACCTTATTACAGGAAATACTGACGCTCGTACTTCACAGGGAGTAGGTTATACTAAAAAATTTGAACACCATAAAGAAGGTGATATTTGGAATGAAGATGGGCGTAAATGGACTATTAAAAATGGTATTAAACAAAATATCACTAAAATGGATAAATTTAAAAAAATGGGAAAAATCCCATTATTTTGTCCTGAGTGTAGTTCTCTTATGAAAAAAGAATTAGATAAAAAAGTATTCCCAGCATATCAAAAATGCTTTGATTGTGTAGTGGATCATGAAGCCGAACTTAAAAAACAAGGTAAATACGAAAATTACATAACAGATTTAAGAAATAACCATATTCAAGGGGCTATGGATGGATATAAATCTTTTATGGGGGATAGAATGAAACAAACTAATGCTAATTTTGTGACTGAAGCAGGTGATGTTGAAAATTGGAAAGGAGGTGTAAGTGAAGAACAAATTCAACAAGAGCTACAGGAAGGAATTGAATTTTTAGAAGGATTAAAGATAAAATAAATTTATATATTTATAGACATCATGGTACTACTTAAAGAATTAATAAATCAAGCTTTATCTAAAACATTACGTAAAGAAGGAACTTGTGGATATAGTGAAGATATGAAAGGAAATAAACTTAAAACCCCAGGAGGACTTAAAGAAACTATTGAATTTGTAGCTGAAAACTACTCGGGTTTGACCCAAGAAGAAATAGTACAAGAAGTTTTAGAAATAAAAAAACTTGGTGAAATTTTAACTGAGGAATTATGTGCTAAAGGTAAGGCATACCGAAAAAGACGTATGGCGGCTGGAGAAAAATCCTCAGCTTACTTATCAGGTAGAGCAGTTAAAGTGTGTAAGGGTCAAATGAGTGGTAAAAAGAAAAAAAAGTAATGACCCAAACCCGCTTACATGAAGTTATTCAAGAGTCATTACGTGACTGGTTCAAAAAAGAGAACTGGGTACGAATTAATACTCAAGGTAACATTGCGGGGGAATGTGGTACTATGAAAAAAGGTAAGGCAACAACAAGATGTTTACCTAAAAAAAAAGCACAATCTTTAACTAAGGCAGAAAGAAAAGCGACGGTAGCAAAAAAAGTTAGAGGTAGTAAAAAAGGTAAACAATTTGTTAAAAATACTAAAAAGGCAACTTATAAAAAGAAAAAATAATGAAAAAGTCTGAATTCAAAGAATATCTTAAGAATGAAGTCCTAAAAATGACTGAAGCGTCTGATGAGGATATATCTAAGCAACAAGAACTTAATAAAGAGCTTGAAAAAACTAAACAACTTACAGGTGATATGATGGAAGGTGAAGGCTCTACATTAACTTTTAGTAAGGAAGAAATGGCTAAACTACATAATGATGGTAAGTTAGAAAAAGATGGCCATACTATGCTATATAAAATGAAAGAAGGTAAAATGAAAAAATCTGAATTTAAAGAATATCTTAAAAATGAAATTCTTGCTGAAATGAATGAGCAAGAAGAAGACGATATTGAAGTAGAGGATTTTGAAGGTGGAGAAGAAATGGAAGCTGCTATAGAGGAACCTCAACAAGATAAAGCTCTTGAATTAGATGATATAGGAGACACTTTAATCCAATTAGCTAGAAGAGCTAAAGACGCAGATGAAAGAGATTTAGCTACTCAAATACTTAACTCTGCTAAATTTGCTAAAAAGACCGAATTTAAAAAAGTAGAAAAAGACGCTGGTATAGGCGACGGAGAAGTATAATGGCTAAAAAAAAGACCAAATTAGATAAGATGTCTAAAAAAGAAAAGACATCATTGGCATATGCTTTAGCTACTAATTTGGCTAAATATGGTAAACCTCAATCTCCTAAAAATGAGCGTAAGCTTACTAAAGGTGAGATTAATAATAAAGAAAAACATATGGGTGATTTTAAAAAAGCATTTGATTTAGAGGAAATTCAAGAAATTGTAAAAACAATGCAGGAGAAAAAACTTGAAAACCCTAAAAAAGCAGACTTAAATAAAGATGGTAAACTTTCTTCTTATGAAAAAACAAGAGGTGCTGCTATTGAAAAAAATATGCAGAGTGAAGACTTAGACTTGGGCCACCAGGATAATGAACCTCATATGCTTAAAAAAGATCTCTACAGGATTGCTAAGTATGCCTCTGAATTATATATGATGGTAAATAATTTTGATAATAAAGGAATGGAAGTTGATTTTCCTCATTGGTGGCAATCAAAAATTATCAAAGCAAAAAGTATGTTAGTTTCAGCTAAACATTACTTAGATGGAGAATTAACAATTCCTCAAATAGATGCTATGTTAGAAGAAGATATGGACCTTAACGACCCTGCATTAGTAGCTTTCCGTGCTGCTAGAGATAGAACCAATAAAATATTATCCCAACCAAAAGCAGATTTTGGTAAAGAGTATGGAGATGCTGTTGTAAAAGCTCGTAGTGGTAATAATAATGATACTAAACTTAGATTTCTTAATAAAGAAAGAGATCAATTAATGCGTGATATGGAGCAAGAGGCAGAGCCAGAAGGAGGACCAATTGCAGATAGATATGGTGCTGAACTTAATCGTATTGATAAAGCAATAGCTAAATTATCAGGTAGACAAGAAATGACTTACGATCAAGCAATAGCTGAAGCTAAAGTTGATTATGATTTTTCTGAAAGAGAATTAATAAAAGTTCTTAGACACCTCCACCAGAATGCGAGTGGTGAAATCAATATGATAGATGCCTTTGCAAAAGCATTAGGTAGAGATATTACTGATGATGAACTAAATAAAAATCGTCCCTACAACACTACCATATTTGCTAAAGGAACTAAATAATGCAAAAATCAGAATTCATAGCAAAAATTAAAAACTTAGCAAAAACTGTATATGCTGAGAAATCTAATCCATTAGCAGATGCTGATGAGATTAAGGATCAAGTAACTAAGTTTCCTGTAGTAGATAAATTCCCTCCATTAAAAAAAGTAATGGAAGATTTATTTGACTTCCAGTATGAACCTTTTGTTAAAGATGTAGAGTGGGTAGCCCCTCGTCCTACAACTTTTCGTGTTAAACTTGTAAATGGAGCTGATTTTTTTCTTATATATGAAGGTGAAGATGGAGGTAAAGGATTATTTATAGCTCAAGTAGCAGGTAAAAAATACTTTTTAGAATCACTTCCTGAAGAACAACAGGCATCTGAAGCAATTGCTAGATTATTAAGATATCAATTTGCAGACACTGGTAAAACAGATGAGGAAGACGTTGATGCCGGATTAGATGCCGAATTAGGAGACGATTTATCATCAGAAGAACCAACAACTGAACCATCAGGGGATGATACAGGATTACCTGCTTCTATAGACGACTTATAAAATAAAATAAACTAAAATGGACAATTTCGATTTAAAAAAATATTTAACTGAAGGTAGGCTATTTGAAGAAGCAAACCCTATATGGGTAATTGATGCATTTGAAGATAGTGCCGATATAGAACAAGCAGGTCCTGCATATAAAGAAGCAGTAATAAACATTATAAAATCTAAACACTCTAATATTTCAGATAAAGACCTAGAAGCATCTATAGAAGTAATGAACGTTACATGGTATAATGAAGCAAGGAGTAATGCTAAAGGATCCGAACCAGAAAAAATGAAAGTTTCTGCTGAAGATTTTGCTGATGGAGCAATAGAACATTACGAGGATGCTTTAATGGGTAATGAGGACAGAATGGATGATTTTGATGAAAGATTAAACGCTTTGATTAAAGATAGTAAACACCCCACACTAAATCTAAAATATTTTTCAGACAGACACGAGAAAGAATTTAGAAATTATGCTGAAAAATACTTAAAACCTACCAATGCATCGTATGCGGAAATAAGATCAGCTTTATTTGATTATACCACCAAACACTATGATACTAAAGATATTTAAAATAAAATAAAATGGACAATTTCGATTTAAAAAAATATTTAACTGAAGGTAGGCTATTAAAAGAAGCATTTTACCCTGAATTTGAAGGGGAAACAAATGACAAAATTAATGATATTGCCATTGCTGTAGTTGACGAATTAGAATCTAAACTTGATAACGAATCATCAGGTATCCTAAAAGGAATGGATTACTACGTTGGAAGTGATGGAATGGATAACGAAGAAGTTGAACAAGGATTTACAAAATGGTTTATTGATCTTGTTAAGTATTTAGGTAAAAATAATAATGAAGTTACTATTTCATCTATCGAACAAGATGGTAAAGTATTCACCCCATCAATTACACTTAAATATTTAGATAATGGTAAAGAAGATATTTCTTGGGAAATAAAATAATGAGTATATTCGATAAATTTTTTACTAAGTTTTCCTATAAATTTCCTAAAGGATATCCTGATCCTAATGACATTCAAGATATGATTATGTTAGAAGGGATGTTAAAGGAGATGGGGATTGATTTAAATGAAGCTAGTTTAAGTGGAACAGCAACAGGGTATCCTCAAACTTATGGAGCATTTATAAAATATGTTCAAGACAACGATAAACATATTGTAGGGAGTACTGATGATATGGAGTATAAAGCAAATAAAAATACTACATTATTTGATGCCGATTTTAATTCTGCTGAAGAAATTAAAAAAGGAGAAGAATTTAATATTTTAATTAAAAATGCTGACGACCTAGTAAAAAAAGGGGTTAGCACTTATGCTTTAGTATCTTTTAATAATAAAAAACTTTACATAAAAATTAGCGACATCCTTAAACCTTCAGGAAAAGAAGTAGCAAAATATGAACCTAAGGTAGCCAAATCAGACCCCTCAATATACCACCCTTTTACCCCAGGACACCCCCAAGAAAAACAAGTAGTAGAATTACTTATCAATAAATCTGATAAAAATTGGGGATTTAAATATGATGATACTTCCTATAATATAACTTATTTAGGAGATCCTGAATGGAAAGGAAAAGGAAATCCTAAATCAGATGTTCAAGTGTCTCTTAATGGCAATCCCAGACCAGATATAGGTTCAGATTTTCAAATTAGTTTAAAAGCAGGAAACGCTGTATTTGTAGAAAATTGGGTTATTCCTTCAAGAGCACTCCAACTTTTTGATACTGACATTTTAAAAAAAGAATTATTAGATATCCAAACTACTGCTAATAGGGGTAAATTATTTAAAAGACAATCTACAGCTAAAAATTTAGCATTCTTTATTTCTACTAGACCAAATGTTTACACTATAGACACAGGTACTGAAACTAGAGGATCATATAAACTTTCAGATGAATCTAAGTATGAAGCTTATTCTGGAGATAAAAAGTTTGGAGCAGAATCTAAAGGACAAGCTAATTGCTTTTTTAAAGGTGAGGTTCCTGAAACTATTGAAAAATTTATTAAACAAGTTAAACCTATCAAAGGTAATCTAGACCAATTTGAAGACTTATATATCCACTTTAGAGGAACTAACGAATCCAGAGGTGGTTCTTTAGTATTTCAAAGAATAGAACAAGAAGATGGATCAATTAAATATGAAATAACAGATCGCTGGAAATCAGCTTTAGGAATTTAATAATATTTATAACCATGCTTAAACAACATATACAAGAAGCACTTCAAGGTATCCAATCATCTACAAAATCATGCTCATGTGGGTGTGGTAGTTGTGATGATGTGTCGCCTAAGCTCGCTTTATTGGAGACTAAAACGCCTATAAGCGAAGGCCTCCGATATCACATCGAGAGTGGCATCTCGCTGCAAGACAATGTGTTTAGAATGGGATCTAAAAAATACCTACAGTTATTTTCTGAAGCTCGTATGTTAAATGAGTGGAAAAATATTAGTTTAGATGAAAACAGTAAGTTCCTCATCGAAAATACTGACATTGGTAAGTTTGGTATTTACGAAGGTGAAAAAGTACCACTTGACATTCCTATGTTAGATGAATACTCAGATGAAAATTCTGATTCATTAGAGGATTCAATAGCACAAGCAGAATTTGGTATGGACTACGATCAGTTAGGGCCAGGCGAAAAAGAATTCGTAAGAGATGAGATTGATAATATGTCTATGAGCGAAGCTAAAAAGAAAAAGAAAAAAGACCCTCCAATTGGAAAACCTAAGCGTTCTTCTTCTGGAGGTAAAGCATATAAAGTTTTTGTTAGAGACCCTAAAACCAAAAAAGTTAAAACAGTACGTTTTGGATCAGGTGGTTTAAGAGCAAAAATAAGAAACCCTAAAGCAAGATCAGCATTTGCAGCTAGACACGATTGCAAAAATAAAAAAGATAGAACTAAAGCTTCATACTGGAGCTGTAACCTCCCAAGATATGCTCCTGCGTTAGGTCTTGGTCCTAAAATGAATACTTTCTGGTAATGGATAATTTTGATTATAAAGCGTACTTAAAAAACAACCCTCTTTTAAAAGAAGAGTTAAAGGATAATGGCCCTGAAGAAAAAGCATTTGATACTGAATTTGATGCTTTAGGTACTCAATTAGCAGGAGCTATTAAAAATGAATTAGGTGACAAAGCTAAAAAAATAGATGAGGTCGCTGGTGTAGTAGGTATAATAGGTTATATTTTACTATCCAACACAGTAGCAAATATGCTTGCTAAATTTGCCGAAAAACAAGCCAAGAAATACGATTGGGGTAAGGGTGAAGAAGCAGCTAAAAATATATATAAGTGGACTCACGATAACGAAAAAGCATTTCAAGCTCCTATTAGACGAATAGTTGGTTTATTTACTAAAGATACAAAAAGGCAAGACCAAGTAGCTAAAATAATTTACGCTGTTTTAATTTTATTAATGGCGGGTCAAGCAGGGGGGAATGCAGCATCTTATATGAAAAAAGCTAGTTACCTTAAAGGAGGATTATATGGACTCAAATCAGCTGTTAAAGGTAAAGAAGTCCATACTATTTTCAAAGACGTAGTAGCAGACATAGGAGCATAATGAACCCCTATCAAGATCATACAATAGACAATACAGTAGTTAGAGAATTTGCTGCTGATACGGATCCAATGTCACTAATTTGGCATGAAGATCAGGAAGATAGAATAGTAGAAATTCTAACAGGTAATGGTTGGAAATTTCAATTTGATGAAGACATACCATTCGAAATGGTTACAGGCGATAAAATAGATATACCGAAAGGTTTTTTACATAGAGTTATAAAAGGAAAAAACAATTTAAAAATTAAAATTTATAAAAAATGAATACTCAAGAGTTATTTGAACAAATTGAAGCTTTATACGAAACATTTAAAGCAGAACACGCTGGTTCTACAAAAACAGCACACGGAAAAGCTAGAAAATCATTAAGTGGACTTAAAAAACTAATCCCAGATTATAGAAAAGCTTCTGTCGCTGAAGATAAAAAGTAACATATTTATTAACAAAACCCTTTAAAATTAAAACGACATGGCAACAAGCAAAACAGCACTTAATTCCCAATTAGATAGAACTCTGCAAGGTGATTCTAGTCTAAAAGCACAAGCAAAAATAGCAAACACAGCATTACTAAATTCAGTAATGTGTTCTACTTATTCTACTGCAGTTAATACTACAAGTGGAAGTAAGGTAGTAGATATTCCTATTACTCAACCCGCAAATACCTTATTAGAAGATTTAATAGTTATCTGTACTGTAGCCTCTGCCCATGAGGAAGGAACATTATGTTTTACTGCAGGTAATGCAGCACACACTGGTGAACAAATTGTAGCTTTTACTAGTAAGTCTTACACGGATTTAGGTACTTCAACAGCAGCAGGACAAGGTGCTTCTATTCATACTAAAGTAACTACTGCTCTGAATGGTGCTGCTTCACATACTATTACGGCTGGAGCAGGATATACAGCAACAGATAGAACAATCTTTACTAGAGTTTCTGCAAGTGCGGGACCTGCAGGTTTCCAAAATAATAATGGAGCGTTTAAAGTAGTTGCAAAATATTACAATATATAATAAACTTTAAACCTTTATAGACTGATTCATAGCCAGTCGTTTTAATAGCATACAGAGAGCTGTGACCTCAATTTGGGGTCACAGCTTTTTTTATTTATATTTACGTAATTTCAATACAACAATGGAAAAAGTAGTAATCGTAGGAGCAGGTGTAGCAGGGGTTAATGCTGCAACTAAATTAGTTGATAATGGATATGATGGTTCTAAAATCACCATTATTGATATGGGCAATGATCCTTATAACCGTAAACCTGAAGAAGTAATGACAGGTTTTATGGGTGCAGGAGGTTGGTCTGATGGTAAACTTACATACCATACTTCAATAGGTGGTCATTTAACTAAGTATACTGGTGATGAAAAAGCAATGGAGTTAATGGATCAAGTAATCACTAATTTTAAACGTTTCCACCCTAAACCAGAAGAAGTACAATGTTCTAATCCTGTAGCAGAACCTGATTTTATTAAACCCTATTTTGGCTTACGTTTATTTCCAGTTTGGCACGTAGGTACAGATTATCTACATGAGATTGGTAAAAATTGGTATGATTATCTTTGCGATAAAGGTGTTAAATTCATTTGGAAAACTAAGGTTACATCAATTGATTTTGATGCCCAACAATTACATACTAATAAAAGTACAGAGGACAATGATTGGATAGGATATGATACACTTATATTTGGTGTAGGTAAATCAGGTATTGATTTTGGTAAAAAATTAGCAGAACAATATGAACTACCTACAGAACCAAAACCAGTACAAATTGGTGTTCGATTTGAGTCACCACAAAAACACTTCCAAAAACTAATTGATGTAAGTTATGATTTTAAACTTTATCGTAAATTTGAAGATGAAGGTGTATCACTTCGCTCATTTTGTACTAACAATAATGCGGCTTATGTGGCCCTAGAAGAAACTTATGGTGATTATAGTTACAATGGCCATGCTAAGAAAGGAGAAGAACACCGAAATAATATGACTAATTTTGGTATTTTAATGGAAGTTAAAGGGATTGATAAACCATTTGACTGGTCTCGTGAATTAGTTTCTAAGGTAAATAAAATGGATATTGTATCCGGTGAGGGTAGAGGAGGAAAAAAAGCAATAGGTCGTTTTCAAGACAAATACAAAGCAGGTCTTTATTATAGTCCTTCATATAAAGATAAAACACTTACATCTGAAGGTGATTGGGTTAAAGCACATTACATCAATGAAAAAGGTCTCCAAGAAGTAAAAGATGCATTTAAAGGATATTTTCAATATATAGAAGATTTTATTGAGGATATGAAAAAAGTATTTCCAACACTTGGGGATGATTGGGGAATTTATGTACCTGAGGTAAAATATTTATCACCTGAACCACTTGTAAATTATCAAGATTTAAGTTTAACTACATATCCTAATGTACACTTTGTAGGTGACGCATTAAGTGCAAGAGGTATAACAGTATCAGGAGCACAAGGTACTTTAGTAGCAGAACAAATATTATTACTACAAAAAGGGGTAAATAATTTTTTAAATGATCCTGCTAATAACCAAGAACCTTATGAAATGGGGGACACACATGAATATCTTATGGGGGGTTTAACAATGCCTAAAGAAAACACTAATAAATTACAATAATGGGAAAAGACAATAAGTGGCCTAAACCAAGGCGTATTAAAACGCCTGATGGAACTATTCTCCATACTTGGAACGGAAAACTTCATAATTGGGATGGCCCAGCTCTTATACCTGAGGGTGTAAAACGGTTAAGAGAGCATTATCTTTATGGTATATTTCACACTGAAGAAGAATGGAAAGAAAAAAAACGAGACAGAACAGGATTACCTTGGTACAAAAATCCTGCAATGAGAGATAATGCTAGACAAGGAGGATAATATGAAAATAGGACTAACAGGAACAATGAGTGTTGGAAAAACAACACTAGTTAAAGCTTTATCTAAGATAGAGCAATTTAAGGATTATACATTCACTACTGAACGTAGTAAATATCTTAATTCATTGGGTATTCCATTGAATCATGAAACAACTATTGAAGGTCAAACTATATTTTTAGCGGAACGTGTAACAGAACTAATGCAAGACCTTTTAATTACTGATCGTACCATTATTGATGTTATGGCATTTACAAATTGTGCTAAAAGAGTAAGTTATATTGATGGTGATGCATTTGAAACTTATGCTAAACGCTTTCTTTCCCAATATAGTCATATATTTTATATCTCCCCAGATGGTATAGATATTGAAGATAATGGAATTCGTGAAACGGATGCTGATTATAGACGTGAAATTGATGAAGAAATTCAAAAACTTTTATCTAAACATCGCTCTGTTGTCCATACTCTTAAGGGAACAACTGAGGAACGTATTGAACAAATAATAAAAACTATTTAATTTTAATATTTATTAACATGAAATTATGGAAATGGATTATAGGATTACTTACCCTGTTAGGGGGTGCAGCAGCATTAGCTTCAACTCAAAAGAAAAAAGAGCACAGTAAAAAAGTTAAAGTTAATAAAGAAAAAGTTAAAGTTGTACAAGCTAAAACCCGTAAGGTAGAAGAAGCTAAAGTAAAGACTAAAAAACAAATTACTGAGTCTAAAAAGAAAACTGCTTCTACTAAAAAGCAAGTTAAAGATACTACAACATCTAAAAAAACTGTTAAAAACTTTGAAGACAAGTATCGTAAAAAAAGTCCGGGTCGTCCGAATAAAAAATCATGAAACATTTACTATTAATCCTATTTTTAGGAGTATCTAGTATTTGCTATTCACAAGATACTCTTCAAATTCCTGAAGTGGAACTTGAAGAGTTTTTCTTAGCTTTAGATACTCTTAAGGTTCAAGACTCATTAAAAACTAGTTTAATTCTAGATTTAGAAAGAACTGTAAAATTATATGGGTTACTTGCTGAACAGGATAGTTTAGTTATAAAATTTAAAGATGAAGAAATTTACCTTTTAAATGAACAAATCCAACTTCATTTAAATAGACTAAACGAAGTAGATAAATGGTACAATAAACCATCAGTAGGAATAGCTGCAGGATTTTTAGGTACTATATTTTTAATCCAAGCCCTCGATTATACACTCCCTGAATGAGTGATTTAAAACAGATAATAAGACAAGAGTACCTTAAATGTGCTCAGGATCCTATCCACTTTATGAAAAAGTACTGTATGATCCAACACCCCCAAAGAGGTAGAATTAATTTTCATCTATACCCCTTTCAAGAAAAAGTACTTAAATTATTTGAAGACAATCCTTATTCTATTATTCTTAAATCTCGTCAATTAGGAATCTCTACATTATCTGCAGGTTATTCTTTATGGTTAATGACTTTTCATAAAGATAAAAATGTTCTTTGTATAGCTACTAAGCAGGAAACTGCTAAAAATATGGTTACTAAAGTTAAATTTATGTATGAAAATTTACCTTCGTGGCTTAAAGTAGAATTTGAAGAAAATAATAAACTAGCCCTTCGATTACGAAATGGATCCCAAATTAAAGCTACTTCAGCATCAAGTGATGCGGGTAGATCAGAAGCAGTATCTCTTTTAATAATTGATGAGGCTGCTTTTATTGAAAATATTGGTGAAATTTGGGCTTCGGCTCAACAAACTCTTGCTACAGGTGGTGGTTGTATAGCATTATCTACTCCATATGGTACAGGTAATTGGTTTCATCAAACTTGGGCTAGAGCTGAGGCTAAAGAAAATGAATTTCTTCCTATTAAACTACCTTGGTATGTCCACCCTGAGCGTGATCAAGAGTGGAGAGATAGACAAGATGAATTGTTAGGAGATCCTAGAATGGCAGCACAAGAGTGCGACTGTGATTTTAGTACTTCTGGAGATATAGTATTTTACCCTGAGTATTTAGAATTTATAGAAAAAACTACTATTATAGAACCCCTAGAAAGAAGAGGAGTAGACCAAAATTTATGGATTTGGCAACCTGCTGATTATACTAGACAATATATGATTTCAGCGGACGTTGCTCGGGGTGATGGAAAAGACTATTCAGCATTTCACATTTTTGATGTAGAATCTGCTACCCAAGTAGGTGAATATAAGGGGCAAATAGGTACTAAAGATTTTGGTAATATATTAGTAGCTATGGCTACCGAGTATAATAATGCCCTACTTGCAGTTGAAAATGCTAATATTGGGTGGAGTACTATTCAAACTATTATAGAAAAAAACTATCCTAATTTATATTACTCACCTAAAGCTGACAATGTTAGTGTAGATTCATATTTAGCAAATTATGAAAATGATGCTAGTATGACTGCTGGGTTTACAATGTCATCTAGGACTCGTCCTATGGTTATAGGAAAATTCCAAGAATATGTGGCCGATAAAGGGGTTACTATTCAATCAAAACGTTTATTAGAAGAAATGAAAACTTTTATTTGGAAATACGGTAGGGCAGAGGCACAACAGGGTTATAATGATGATTTAATAATGAGTTTTGGAATAGGGTTGTATGTTAGAGATACTGCCCTTAAATTTAGACAACACGGATTAGATATTACAAAAGCAGCTTTAGGTTCATTTCACAAAACCACAACCAGTTATCAAGGGGCTTATTTTTCAACAGGTCAAGATAACCCATATCATATGGATAATGGGAAGGGTGGAAATGAGAATTTTAGCTGGCTTTTATAATATTTATTCACATATAAAAATATACTATGGCTGATACAAGCGTATTTACAAGATTAAAAAGACTATTTTCTACGGACGTACTAATCCGTAATGTAGGAGGTAGTAAACTAAAGACATTAGACTTTAGTAAATATCAACAAACGGGACAAATTGAAACTAATTCAATGATAGATAGGTACAATAGATTGTATACTACTAACCAAATGCCCGTTTACAACCCAGCTCTTAATTACCAAACATTAAGAACTCAATTATATTCCGACTATGAAGCAATGGATACTGATGCTATTATTGCATCAGCCTTAGATATTATTTGTGATGAATCAACCCTTAAAAATACAATGGGTGAAGTCCTCCAAATTAAATCCTCAGATGAAAACCTTCAAAAAATTCTTTATAACCTCTTTTATGATGTTTTAAACATTGAATTTAACCTTTGGATGTGGATTCGCCAGATGTGTAAGTACGGAGATTTTTTCTTAAAATTAGAAATAGCAGAAGAGTTTGGTGTTTATAACGTAATTCCTTATACTGCTTATAATATAATTAGAGAAGAAAAAATTAGTGAATCTAATAATCACCAAGTAGACGTTAAATTTAAGTTTGACCCGGATGGTTTAAGTGGTGGAGGAGAATATGGTGGTTACTTTGGAGGCTTACAAGGATCAGGAAAAAACACTCACAATAGTAAAGCTATATATTTTGATAATTATGAAATAGCTCACTTTAGACTTCTTTCGGATGTAAATTATTTACCCTATGGTAGAAGTTACATAGAACCCGCTCGTAAACTTTTTAAACAATATGTACTTGCTGAAGATGCTATGTTAGTACATAGAATTGTTCGTGCCCCCGAAAAGCGTATTTTTTATATAAATGTAGGTGCTATACCACCTGCTGAAATAGAAAACTTCATGCAGAAAACTATTTCTAAAATGAAGCGTACTCCTTATATCGACCAAAACACAGGTGATTACAATTTAAAATACAACATGCAAAATATGTTGGAAGATTTTTATATTCCTGTTAGAGGTAACGATTCATCTACAAAAATTGAAACCACCCCAGGTCTTCAATATGATGGTATTAAGGATGTTGAATACTTAAGAGATAAATTATTTGCGGCTCTTAAAGTTCCTAAAGCATTTTTAGGATATGATAAAGATACAGACGGAAAAGCTACTTTAGCAGCAGAAGACATTAGATTTGCTCGCACCGTAGAACGTATTCAAAGAATCATCCTCTCAGAATTGTATAAAATTGCTGTTATCCATCTTTACACACAAGGGTATGATGGTGATGATTTAGTTAATTTTGAAATCAATTTAACTACTCCTTCAATCATTTATGATCAAGAAAGAGTAGCATTAATGAAAGAAAAAGTTGATTTAGCAGCTCAAATGATGGAAACCAAGCTTTTCCCAACTGATTTTATTTATGATAATTTATTCCATTTAAGTGAAGATGAATATCATGAATTCAGAGATTTAGTTAGAGAAGATTCTAAACGTAAATTCCGTAATGCTCAATTAGAAGCTGAAGGAAACGACCCCGTAGAGTCAGGTGAATCTTATGGTACACCCCATGATTTAGCTTCATTATATGGTAAAGGAAGATATTATGATGAGCCTGATAATGTGCCTGCTGGATATAATGAAAAAGAAATGGGTCGTCCTGAAGAAAAAGTTTCTAATATTAACACCCAAGATGGTAACTTTGGAAAGGATAGATTAGGTGTTGATGCTATGAAAGGTAAAGAAAATGAATCAAATTCTGTAAAATCTTCATATAAAGGAGGTTCTCCATTAGCTTTAGAAGCTAAAACAGCTTATTTACAAAATAGGGATATACTTAAAAAAATACCGGTTAATCGCAAACAGTTAATTTTTGAGCAAGATGAGTCGCTACTTAATGAGGATAACCTAAAGGAGTAAAAATCTTTATATATTTATAAAAAAGCCTATTGATGAAAATTAAACATTCCAAGTATAAAAATACGGGCCTTTTATTTGAGCTTTTAGTAAGACAAATAACTGCCGATACTCTTAACGGTGGTGAATCTCCCTCTTTAAATATTTTGAAAAAATCCTTTGCTAAAACTGAATTAGGAAAAGAATATAAATTATACGAAACTTTATTTAAAACTAAAAATTTAAGTGAAGGCAAAGCAGAAATTACTTTAAATGCGGTATTAGAAGCTACTCGTAAGTTAAATAGAAGTGCTTTAAGAAGGGAAAAATATAATCTTATAAAAGAAATTCAACAATATTATAATGCAAATGAATTTTTTAAGCACCAAGTTCCTAATTATAAGGGCTATGCTGCTTTTTATAAACTAATAGAAATCTACAACTCAGATAAATTATCTGAAACTGATCAAATTATAGATAATAAAGTAACTATATTAGAATGTTTAACTGAACGTCCTGTTAGCCAAAAAAAGGTTAAACAAGATTTAGTTGAAGAATTTGCTAAATATGATAAGGATTTAAGGGTGCTTACTTATAAGGTAATGCTTGAAAAATTTAATGGTAAATATTCTAATTTAAATAAGGGACAAAAAGAAGTACTCAAAGAATTTATGAATTCTATTGATAATACTCCTCGTTTAAAGGAAATTTATAACACTAAAATTGCTGAAGTAAAAAAAGCTCTTCAATCTTATACTATAAAAGTAAAAGATGATGCTACTAAAATCAAGTTATTAGAAGTAGTTACTTTACTTAAAGAAATAGATAAAGGTTCTCGTATTAGTAACGATGATCTTATCAATCTCCTCCAGTATTATGAATTAACTGAAGAATTAACTAAAGTAAATAAGTAATGCCTATTAAACCTAAAGAACTAAATCCTAATTTTATTAAAAAAATTGAGGGTAAATATGGTCCTATAAGTAACGAGGATTTTTTTTCTGATAATTTAAGTTATTATGCTAAAGCTAATAAACCTGAAGAAAGAAGTGAAGGAGGAGGTGTAACTCATACTATTATTGATCTTCCAAGTTTTATAGAATTGTTTAAAACTTTAGATAAGGCTAAAGAGGTTGCTAAAGACCTAACTACCCAGAAAGAATTAAGAGGTGATCAGGACTATAAAGAACAATATAAAAAAATTGCAGATACTTTTAACAAGTTTAGAACATTTTTCAGAAAAAACTACCCAGATCAATATTCTATGATAAGATCATCAGTTGATGAAAGTTTAAAAGAAGCATCAACTTCAGCAGGAGTTTCGGGTTATTCAACCCCATATGCATTTGGAAAGTCCTCAATATCAACATACACTAAAATGGGCTATAAACCCGTAAACCAGAAGTCTTTAAGAAAAAAATCAAAAGGTATAGACTTTATTGATTTATATAAAGATTAATATTTATAATCATGAAAACATTACAAGAACAATATAATTTAATTAAAGAAGGAAAAGGACATAAAGATGTGTTCTTGAAGGAAGCAAAAAGACTGTTTCCTAATGTTGTTCCTAACAGCTCTACATTCAATCAAACTACTAAATTATTAAAGCAACGTAGTGTAATTAATGAAAATATCTTTCCACTAATACCATCCTCAGGATTAAATCCTTTTACTTCTTTTGCTTGATCCATAGTTAACTTAGGATCTTTTTCCATTTCAACTCTTAAACCATTTAAATATTGATCAAAGATTTG